CAGATAAAAACCTGGCAAACCCCGATGCAATTTATGATGCTTTTGTTTCAGCAAACGAAGCCAAATATCGGGTAGATACCAGGTTAAAATTAATCTTGGAAGAACTCGATAAGCTTGGTGTAAGTAAAAGTAAAATTAGATCGGGTTTAGAAAGGAAGGTAGGGTCGGACAACTTATCTCTAATTATGCGAGGCAAGTTCCAACCGTTTGAGATTTCGGAAGGTATTGAAAGTGTAATGCGTGACAATAAAACCTGGCCTTTAGTGCCTAAAGCTAGGATCAGAGCTTACGTTAAAGCACAGAGACGTGTACCGTTAAAGCAAGAAGATGTGCAAAAAGATGTTACAGAAGAAACAAAACCACAGGCTGCTGCACCATCTACCCCAACAACTCCTGTACCTACAGCAGGTATAAACATACCCGATGTTCAACCACCAACAGGTCCAGTATCACAAACATCTCCTATACTGATACCGGACCCGATAACCAGAGCGTTAGCAGAACAACTGGAGGCAAGACGTGGATAGACAAAGACTTTTTGCACAACTTCGGCTACATGAGGGGGTCGAGAGAAAACCATACAAATGTACAGCTGGATATTTAACTATAGGCGTGGGTAGGAACATCGAGGAACGAGGACTGTCCGACGATGAGATCGATTATATTCTTAACAACGATGTCAACATTGCCACCGACGAACTGGTCAGAACTTTTGATTGGTACGCTGACCTTGATGAAGTGCGTCAGCGCGTCGTGGTAGATATGGTATTTAACCTCGGCCTGCCGCGTTTTAAGCAGTTTCAAAAAATGATCCAGGCCCTAGACGATGGGGATTACAAAGAGGCCTCAATCCAGATGATGGATTCCAGGTGGGCATCTCAGGTAGGGCAGCGTTCAGAGCGTTTACGGGACATGATGGAAAGTGGCGAGGACTCGTCAGACTTTTAGCCAACCTCGCCCCAGTTGTCGCCTAACTCCTGATCTACGCTGCTTGGCACACGAAGATCAACACAAGTCTCCATAATCTCTTTAATTCGTGATGCTTGTTCCTCGGTGCTAATACTAAAACACAACTCGTCGTGTACGGTCAGCAGAGGCACTAAGCCCTCTTTGTAGCAGTCAACCATAGCCTTCTTTGTTTGGTCCGCTGCAGAGCCTTGTATGAGCTTGTTAAGGGCCTTGTATGTAAACGCTCTGCGTATACCAGGACCATACTCTTTGATAGCCTCTTCGTGTTTCAGTGGTTTGTTATAACCAAAGCTATTTGGCTCCCACATGTCAAACCTACATTTTCTGCCAAGTAACGTTCGTATCTGTCCATGTCTAGCTGCTTTTGAGGCAACCATGTCCGCTAAACCTTTAACAAACGGGACTTTATCGTGATAAGAGTTTAGTAGAGTCTTTGCCTCCTGTTTGGTTATATCAAGCGTATTTGCTAGTTTGCCCTGGCCCATGCCATACATGATCCCAAGATTGACAGTCTTTGCTTGCTTCCTGGTAATGCTTGCCATGTCAGCCACCATCTGATGAAAGTCCACCTCAGAGTCATGGTAAGCACTGACGATGCTCTCTACAGATGGATTTGGGTTGTGGTCCGAAAGAAGAGAGCAATAGTGAACCAATAACCTTGGCTCTTGGCTTGAGTAATCAAAAGATCCCCACTGGTCTCCCTCTTCTGGGATAAACAAACCACGAATCATCTGTTTAATCTCTGGGTCCCTTGCAGGTATCTGTTGCAGGTTTGGGTTACTTGAACTAAACCGCCCTGTCACAGTGCCGCCGTCATCAGATCGCAACTGATTAAACTCACAATGTATTCTGCTGTTGTGCTCGTATCTTAAAATAGAGTCGATAAAGGTGCTGCTGGCTTTGTTTAGCTCTCTGATTTTAAGGATCTTGTGAGCTACCTCGTGTGTACAGGCTTGTAAGAATGCTTTTGTTATTGATGGCTGCCCTGATTTTTCTGTGGTTGTGTACGGTATTTGATAGTAGTCGAGCACAGATGCAACACTTGTCGCTACCCAGGGTTCTACCAAAATACCTGTGTCCTTTTTAACACTAGCAAGCAGTTCTTTCTCTCGCTTTTGTAGTATGCTTTTTGTTTGTTCGGCCCTGTTTAAGTCAACGCGCACTCCCTTTTCTCGCATATCAAGAAGCAGTGGCGTTAGAGAAGTCTCTAACTCAAAAATATGAGTTAGCTCTTTCTTGTTTATCTCTGCCTTCAATATGTTCCACAAAGAAAATGTAAGACTTGCATCCTGCTCTGCGTATGTACCAACATATTTGGCGGGGAGCTTCCATAGCTCTGCCTTTGCGTCGATACCCCAGCTAGAGGCAGCGGCACGTAACATCTTTTCACTTTTTACTGAGCCAACATAGTCGTAGCCAAGTGCATTTAACGAGTATGAAAACCTGTTTTCATCCAACAACGGCGCAGCAATCATGGTATCTACTATTTTTCCAGCCACCGTGATGCCCTCATGCCGCAACCAGCCCAGGTCATAAGTCGCATTGTGAAAGACTTTTGTAATATATGGTGTGTCGAGTTGTTTCTGCAGCCACTTAAAAACTATGTTGGGAGCTAGATTACCGCCGCCTTCGTGTCTAACAGGAAAATACCCTGTGTAATCCCCTGTAGAAACAGCAACACCAACCACATACCCGTCACCACGAACCCACCCAGGTCCTAAAGTTCTTAGGTTTGGGTCTTTTGTTTCTAGGTCTATGGCTATGGTGTCAACATGTGTTAGATCTGGAAAGCTTTGTGGAGCGCACCAATCAACCTCTATCTGATCTAACTCTTGTCTTTCAATCCAGTTAATTGTGCTTGTGTCTTTAGTCATCAATAGAATCCAATAGCTCTTCTATCTGTTCAAGAGTTCCAGGCCAAACATATATGGGAGTGTCTTCTCCGACATAAGCCCCTTGAATATTAAACTCAAAGTATTCCGTCGCTTCTTCTGCGGTCATACCATCACGACTCATTAAAGTCTGAAACATCTTTGATGCGTCATATACGACGATGTACCCTTCTTTACCCCAAAGTTCGGTAAAACCTATAATCGCGTCGTCAAATCCATCTGCTATCTGTGCCATGTTTCATGTCCATCATACGTTTTATAAACCACATCGCTTTCTCAAGATCTTCTTCACCATTTTTTTCAGCCCACCTCCATAAATATTTGATAGCTGCTCCTGTGCAGTATGCGTCTATGCCTTTCAGGTTTTGGACCGCAGCAGTAATCGCTTCGATGCATTCAAGATCGTTTCGTTTATAGTGAGACGGGTTAATTTTATCTGTCATAGCTCGTACCTGTACTTTGTTTCACTGTCTACGATATGCAGATTTTGTTTTGTTCGAGTGACCGCTGTGTAAAAAACGCGGTGTTCGTCGTCTGGCGATTGTTGCAAGGTTTTGTGTGGCATGTAACCCATGTCCGTCAACAAAACTACATTGTCGTCTTCTCCTCCCTTCATGCGATGTATAGTGCTCAAAGATATATCAGGAGTCTTTTTTATACCTTTCTTTCTTCGTTTAATAGCAGCAATGTAGTCTCTGTCCTCTCGTGATAAATTAATCACGTCCTCTGCCGGGACTTCTTTCTTAACCATCAACCCGTGATTCTTTCTAAGTTCTTCAAAGGAAACACGTTTACTACTGTCCTCTATCTCTAGTGTTTTTGCAGATCCCCAAGCAACAGAGGCATGGTTCCCTCTTTTTGGACAGTTGATATACAAACTTTTTGCTTGCTCTATGGTTATAGACCCGTTCTTCTGCAACTCTTCCCATACTTCCATGCTGTTAAGTTGCGAGACATCAAAACTTAGATGTCCGTTCTTTAAAAACAAAACACCGTCTCTTCTTAAATTATCTGCAAGTTCGTTAAGTTGCTTGGATGTCCGTGACATAACAGTCCACGAACCTTGATCCATGTCTATCTCATCAAAGCTCATGTGATAGCTAATTGATCCTTCGTGCGCAGTGGACCGCCAATCTTTAGGCTGACGAACAGAAATACGTTTAGCCAAGGTAGCAGCTAACCCATGAACTGCTTGTGGCACCCGATAAGACTGCTCTAGAACCTGGATGTTAGCGCATGCTTTTAACATCTTGGTTACGTCAACTCCGGT